AAAACCGTAATCCTGCCCAAATACTATTTTACCAACCTGTTTAAATTCTCCTGCTATCCAATTATCAAATATAACACCCTGTGCTTTATCTAACCAACTACCAAGTATCGTGTGCTTGTAGCGTTCTGGTCTGCGCTTCTGCATTGTTTCTATTTGCTTAATATAACTTGGTGAAAGGTTCTCTATGTTATCCTTGTATGTGGTGTGGATATATGATGTATCTTCTTTAGTTATGTTTGCTCCTGCATCAATGCCACGTGATTCAAACCAACGCTGATATATAAAATGTTCCTTTGTAGTTGGATTCAATATTAGTATTACTCTATTATCCTGTGCTTTGTTACGTACACTTAAATCAATCTTATCAAATATATCTTCATCGTTTAATTCTTCTGCCTCATCCATAACCCAAGTAGTGATACCCTGCAATGATTTTAGATTAGCTGTTTGATCGCCTGATGAGGTTTTAATGCCACGAAATATTATTTTGCTTCCGTTGCCTTTGTTTATTATTTCATCACGTGTTATTTTAAACTCCTGTGAAACATTTAACAATTCTAACTTCTCAATAAATTCTGGTATGATACTAATGGCTGCTGCTCGTAATGTGTATCTTGTAAATAGTATGGTATGTCCTGCTTGATAGGTAAGCATTAACAGTATGGTGTTTATTGCAAATGATTTACCTGAACCCCTGCCGCCTGTTACAATAAAGTAACGTGCATCTGATGTATGAAATACCCTGTATTTACTGCTTAAACTTAATTCCACTAATTAGCTTTTTAAAATCGTGGTTTATTGTTTCAGTAGTATTCATATCAACAGTATCCTTTAGCTTGCCATATAGGTTATCATACAACGCATTGAACGCAGCAACATCACCTTTTTCAATTGCCTTGTTTACCATTGCCTGTACTATTAGATATTCATTGCTTTGCCATTTATCATTGCCTTCATCATCTTTTACTTGCACCATTAAGTTTAATATTTCCTTAACTATTGTGCTGCGGTTCTTGCTGCCTTTTGGTCTGCCTTTAGGATTTCCGCTTTGTCCTTTTTCAAAATGTTTTAAGTTTTCATTATTGCTCATCTCTCATTGTATTTTCATTGTTGTTTATATCTTGTTCATATTCATTAAGATACTCTCTTAATTTATCTTCAGCTTCCTTTTTCAGTTTGTGCTTCTTGTTCTTGTTCATACTCTTTAAATAGTGTTTTCATATCGTTTACTAATTCCTTTACACAGCTTCCGCAGGTTGATGGTTGCCTATTCTGTTTAAATACTCTGTTGTAAATATCAAGCAATGCGGTTTGTTCGCTTGCTGATATATTGCTCTTAACTCTTTTAAAGAATCCTTTCAGTACCATATATTCTTCTTCTGTTAAACATTCTGGTTTCTTATATGGAAATAAGGAATTTAATTTTTGTTTTCTTTTAGAGCAATTGCAATCAACTCCTAATTTATCAAATATGTAATCTGTTGCTTTCTTTATTCCTGTTGCCTTTGTTACCTTTTCAACGGTATCGCCTAATCCTTTACTTTTCATTTAACTTTTTTTTTATATTGTTTCTGCATTTGTTTATTGTGTTATATACTGTAACGTGTCCTAATTTAGTTTCTTTTGCCAATGATCTAACACTATTGAATTTCTTTACATATAGCTTGAATAGCTTCCTATCAAACCAATGCATTTCTTGTAGTATTTCTTCAATCAATGTAGTTAGTTCCTCCACGTTTTCAACCTCATCCTGTACTATGTTATTTAATACACAATTATCATCCTTTGGTAATCTGTTTTCATTATTGGCTTGATGTTGTATTAATTGTTCTATAATTCGTTTCACTATACCAAAGTGTGGCTTGTTGTTTATTATTATCTGCTGTGGTTGTAGTTTATCATCTTCTAATAAATCATATATCTGTAGATACATTTCTTGTACTATGTCCTGTGTTGTTTGTTCATCATCTCTATACAGTAAACGATCAGCAATTAATAACCACGTTTGTTGGTGGTCGTGTAATATATTTAAAACATCATTTGCTTTCATTACGCAACTCATCAAGCTCTAATAATATATTAATAAAATCTTCATACCTTAATGCACAGTAATCATTTTCGTGATTCTTTGTAAATACTACTACAGGCGTTTTTAACGTGCCTCTTGCATCGCCTTCGCTTTGGTGCAATGCTTTCCAAATGTTTAATTTCTCTTGGTTCTTACATTCCCAGCTGTATTCAGATAGTATTCCACTTGTTGTTAGTATATCCCCTTTAATGGATAATCCCCCACTGTTTGGTGTTCTTCTTATATTGGTATCAAACTTCTTTGCAAGATCTTTTGAAATGCGAAGTTCAAAACGTTTTCCTTTTTGATTAGAGTTTAACATTATTTATATTTATCAAAGTGTAATCTTATGGCTGCTCCAAGATCAGCATCGTTTGGATATATAGCACATAAGTAATTTAAGCCGTTTTCTACTGGATAATATGGATGTTCATAAACAGTATCCTTTGTTTGTCGTAATTCGTTCATTGTCCTTTTTTTCGCCATTTGTCAACTAAATAAAGTATTAATGTTACTGGTAGCCATACTGGTGTAAGTATTAATCCAAGTATTGCGGCTAATGTTTTTAAAATTGCTTGTTTCATTTTTCAAATATTTGTTGGTACAATAGAACAGTAAACACACCTGCGAAAAATGCAAGTAGTATTGCAATCAGCATTGTGTAATATATAGCGTTCATTGTTTAAAATTACTAAATTTTTTCTTAAGTTCAGCAGTTTCTTTATATGCTTTAACGTTCTGTAAAGTGATTAGTGTATTCTTTTTATTTAATTCATCTATTGTTAAACGTAACTCAATCATAGCTTTTAAAGTTGATTGCAGCGTTTCTATTGCCTCCATCTTGCTTTGTGTTACTCTGCCTTCCTTTAAACTTTCCTGTGCTTTTAATAACAATATCTCTAAACGGTTCTTTGCTATTGTGTAATCTAAATCGTTCATTGTTTTAAATTCATAGTTAATAAAAATTCATCTCCAAGATCTTTATCTATCTTTTTAATAGTTCTGTATATTTCAATACTTCTCCTTTTCACTTCTTCTTTTTCTGCTCTTGTAGAATCCGTTCCAAGATTTGCATACAGGTTGCAATCTATATGCAACAGTTGATCTATCTTTTGTTTATCAGTCCAAGATTTATATTCCATAAACCTATCAATGTTTTCATATTTGTATTTCATTATTTATTTTTTAAAACGTTTATGCCTCCTATTGTAAATCCTAATCCACCATTATAATCAAACCTCAACGGTTGCCCAAGCATCGTTGGCTTGCCTCCAGTTTCTTTATCCTTTATTTTTTGTATGTGTACTTCTGTCATCATCCAAAGTTTATCGTGTGATATTAATCTGTGTAATGTAATAAAATTATCAACACGATTTGGAAACACCTGCCCCCCTTCGCAATCTGCTTTACGTGGTGGTTGTATATGCCCGTTCAATTGATGATCGTGCGGAAACACACGCCTTGCTGCTTCTGTTTGCGGATGCATTGCAATAAACATTGTTTTGCCTGTTGCATTACAAAACTCGCGTACATCATTACATACTTGGTAATTACGTTCAAATTGTGATATTCTCCTGTCGTGATTTATACCTGTGTATGGATCAATTAAACATCCTTCGCAATCTTCTTTTTTAAATAACTCTAATAGTTCTTTATGGTTGTATAGTTTTTTATTATCTACAAATTTAAAATACTTACTAATCTCATCGTGATAAAATAAATATTCGTTAAGATCTTTAATTGTTTCACCAGTCCACATTTGTATAATGTCGCGCTTTAATTGTCCTGCTCTGTTTTCTCCACTCCAGATGCACCATTTCTTGCCGTGCTTTTTACTTAATGCAGTTAAATACCATAATATAAAATTTGTTTTGCCTACATTATCAAGCCCCAAAAACATATTAAAATCTCCTTTCTTAAATAAAAAGTGATCATCCAGAATACAACCAATGCCTAAACCTCTTTTAATTTTACCACTCTTAAATGCTTTTAGATATGGTACTGTTGCGTGATCTTCTAATATCATTGGTCAAGTAGTTTTTGTGTTTCTGCATCAACTTTTAACAAATTATCGTTCTCGTATTTATCTTTTCTTATATTATCTTTTCTTAATGCTTGAGCCCTGCTTAAGCCCCCCTTGCGACCATTAGTTACATTTCGTTTATGTTCTTTTAACCTTTCTTTGTATTGTTCATCAAGCCATTTAATTCTAATGTTATCATCTTCAATCTTAAGTAGCTCACTATCAAGTAGTTTGCTCCATTGGTGCGGCACTAATGTTTTAACTTGATCTCTTGATACGTTACATTCCTTGCTCCAGTAGTAGCAGCAGATCTTCATAAATGCGCCTTGCACATCTAAATCCATAAAGATAATTGATCCTGTAATCCATTGGTTAGGAAAAAATTTAAAGTATGGTAGTTCCTTCATAGTTTGTTAGTCTTTATCAAATTTATAAATATCACCATTCACTTGGTGTATTTCATTAAATTTATATGCATAAAATTTTGTACCATCATTATTATCACGTTTAATGTATTTATTTTCATTAGTTAATTTTCTTATAGAATCAACATCTGCAATTCTAATTTTAATTAATTCATTTTCTTCTTTATTCATATATGCATAAAAATAAACTTGTGCTTTGCCTTCCATAATTTTATCTATTTCAGTTTTACCATTATTTAAACTTTTACTTCTAATTGTTAAATCATTAAATGGTATATATTTATTTTTTCTAATTCTTATAGAAATAGTGAAATCCATATTAAAAACTAAATCAAATGAAAGATTGCTATCTTCATAATCAGTACTTTCTTTAAACTGATAATATCTTTGTAAATTAGGTAAAGCTTTTGAAATATGTAATATTATTTCATTATGAAATTTATTTTCTAAAAATCTATGATTATCCATTTATAAATGCATTTGCTATGTTAAACATTTCCTTATCTAATTCAATACCTAATGATTTTATATTCATTTCATTACAAGATTTTATAGTACTTCCAGAACCCATAAATGGATCAACTACAAAATCATTTTTATATGCTGATGCAGATAATAATTCTTTAATTAATTCAGTAGGTTTTTGTGTTGGATGAACCATTTTAGATGTATGTAATCTTGTAACAGATAAAACATTGCCTTTTCTTTTATTAAATCCTTTTTTCCCTTTTACACAATATATAATTAATTCTGTTTGATTAGCCCAATCATTATACAAATCACCTTTTGCAAAGCTTTTCTTATCCCAAACTAATGGTGTTTTAATAGTAAAGTATTTTGATATAATTAATTCAAACTTGCTGAATACCTGCCAAGAACAGAAAAAATACAAATGTGCATTATCAGCAGTTTTATCTTGTAATATTTTACAAGTTTCATCAAGTAATTCAAATGCTTCAATACCATCATTTAATAAACCTCTTTTAGTTATTGTGTTATCATACTTTGATGCATTACTAACATAGTTAACACCATATGGTGGATCAGTAATTACAACATCAATACTACCATCATCCAAAGTTTTTAATATTTCAAGTGAATCACCATTTAAAATATTATCTGCTATCTTTACTGTTTTTACTTCTTCTGATTTTTGTTTTCTTTGTTGATCAAATTCATATTGTTTTGCAGCTTGTACCATTCTGCTTGTAGTTAATTCTATTCTTCTGTTTGTTTCATCTTTAGCTGTAGCAATTTCTTTTTCAAATAATTCTTCTGGTAATGATGCAATTTTTTGAAATGCAGAACTTTGTTTTTTATTAACACCTAATGTATCAAGTTCCTTTGCGGTACTTGATTTTGCTGTAGCTTGTGTTTTTATTTCGCCACGTTTCTGACCATCTTTTATAAGATTGCCAAGTATTCTTTGTGTTCGTAATTTTTGTTCTGCTATTAAGTTTTGTAATTCAGCATCTTTCTTTTCTGCTTTTGCCCAAGCTTCAATACCCTTTACTTTGTTTAAATATTCAACTCCAGTTTCTATATTCTGTATAGCTAATAATTGTTGTTTTGCGTTATTTCTTAATTCAATTGTATTCATAATATGCTTTGTGTTTTGATTCGTAATATTTATATCCTTTTATATCTTCTTCGCTTAATGATTCCCAAGTATAAACTTTATTAAAAGAAAAGGCAGAAGCATTTACTGCCTCCACCTTTCTATCTTTTTGTTGGTAATCAATGTACTTGAAGTTTTTCTTTATTGGTTTGTAATAGTGTATCACCTTATTATACGTTATATCTAATTTTTTCGCGATCTGTGGCAATGTATATCCCTCAATCAACAATTCTTGTATAGCTGGTAAAATCAAGTTCCAGTCCTCTCCTTTGTAATTCATCAATTATCTTTTTAAATTTAAAAGGGTAAATCGTTTGATGATTCTACTTTTGCCTGCTTTTCTTCTG